GGAGAATCTGATCCGGCGGCGCTCCGATGTGCTTTTCGGCCGCGCGGTATTGCTCGGTCAGCTTGGCTGCCAGCGCCTTCGGGCTCGTGATGTCATAGCCCTTGTTCTGCCAGAAGCCGAGCGTTTCGGACTCGATGCCCTCGTGCCATGCGGGCGCGGGCGGTGCGGGAGGTGGTGGCGCGGGAGGCGGCTGATCGCCCTGAAAATGAAATCGCGGCCGGCCGGTGTGGTGATTAAGGTAGTTCATCGCCTTGTGCTCCTGTAGCGGGCGTGGAATGCTTCTCGACCAGTTGCTCCGGACTGAGGTCGAGATAGTCTCGAATCCGGAGATAGACTTCGCGACGTCCTTCCAAAACATAGGTGCTGTCACGATCGCCGCGCACGACACACGTCTCGCGCGCGCGGCAGAATGGTGTGAGGTCGATCAGCACCGCCTCGCCGGCCGGGGTGCTGAACACCATCTGGTAGGCGCGTTTGCAGTCGGTCTCGATCTGGATGGCTTCGTCGCGCGTCAAATGCCGGCTCCGGGCTGCTCAAGCGCACCGGATTTGGCTGCGACCGCGCGGGCCTTGATCATCGCCGCTTGCGCCGGCGCTGCCTGGATCTGCTCCTGGCGCTGCTGGGCCGCGGCGCGGTTCTTGCGCTTGGCGGCGATGGATTGCTGGTCTGCCATCCACGCCTCTGGCACGTTGTTGATGCGGGCGATCTCCGGCGTCGCCGTGTCGAAGTCGAAGGGATCAAGCAGGCTGACATCTTGCGTGACGTTGACGAGCTCGCGGACCTGCTCGATCGTTCGCAGGAAGCCGGCAGCCTTGCCCGCGGATGCCGCCAGCGATAGCGGCGAAGTGTCGGTCACCTCGTAATGGCCGCGGGCTTCCCGCAAGCGCGGCGGCATCGGGTCGAGCATGCGCATGTCGGCGAGCAGATCAAGCTCCCGTTCGACCAGCCCGCCGACATACTCGGTATGCTGACGGCCCAGCGTTGGCGCCACCAGCATTCCCTTCTCGTTGACGAGCTCGATCACCTGCGTCGCCGTCATGTTCGGATTTTCGGACAGAACCTTGAACAGCGAGACGAGGAACACGTCATCGATGATCGCGCGCTCCTCCTGCATCATCTCGATCGAAATCTTGATGTCGCCCGTCGGCAGTGTGTGAACGAGCAGCTTGCCGTCGGACGTGACGCCGCCCTTGTTCGTCGCGCCGGGCCGCATGCTCAGCCCAACCACGCCATCGTCAGCGGTCAGCAGAACGGGATCGGCGGCGCGGTGACCCTGCTTGAGGAAAGTGACCTTCTGCGCGTTGAGGGTTTTCAGCGACGGCAAAACGAGTTGCGCAGGTCCCCTGCCCTCGACTTCGCCCGGGGTTTGATCATAGCGGGAGACCGCAAAGGGGAATGTGCGATACCCGCTCTCGGGCTGCATCAGGCACATGCCTTCGATCGAAACGTAGTACGACTGGAAGGGCAATGAACGGTGATCGATCGCCTCCGGATCGTAATCGTCGCTGCGCGGCCGGACGCAATGCAGGAAGTTGTAACCGTACTGGCTTTCCTGCTGAAGCGGCTGCAGCAAGTTTCCCGGCAGCGCGTCGAGGCCCCATTTCTGCACGGCCTGATACGGCGTCAGCCGAAACCAGCGGATCATGCGGTCGACCTTGCCCTGGTGATTTTCGCCAAAGAAGGTCTCGCCGAGTGGCACCGATTTGTAGCGCAAACCAGACTGGCCGCCGTCCCATCGTCCGTCATATCGGTCGACGTACATGGTCGCGTTGCCGAACGCGCCGAGCGACTGCCAGTTGTTGTAGTTCTGCGCCGCGAAGTTTGCCTTTGCCGCGTATCGCATGCGGAATAGCATCTTGGTCGTGTTCTCAAACCACAGCCGCGTGGCGCGGTCCTTCATCACGTAGTCGTCGCTCGAAAGGCCATGCCAGAACATGTTGCGCGGAGTGACGAGCGAGTCCGCGATTGCGCAGAAGCGATGCAGCGCGAGCGCGCCGGTCGCGTCGACCTGCTGCTGGGTCTTTTTCTGGCCCGGGGCGTTGTAGTTCTGATAATAGAACGTGTTCCTCGATGTCGGCAGGATCAGTTGGGAAACCTCCTCCCACTGTCCCGCGAAGGTCGAGCGGCGGACCTGGTATTGCCCGAACTCGCGCATGATTCCCTGCACGATCGCGCGCTCCCGGTCCGAGACATCACGCTGGCGCCGGATTGTCAGGTCGAGTGCGTAGGGGACGACGGCGTCAGCCATCAATGCACCAGTCGTTTCGCGCCGGGGTCCTTCGGGTCCATCGTCGGATCGAGTCGCCGATCGGCGACCACCCAGCGCTTTACCGCGCCGAAAAATTCGACGCGGTCGGCATCGGAGAGCTTCAATTGGTCGGCCAGCTTGCGAAAATCGTCGCGGAGCGCGATCTCGCTGCGGTAGATAACCTCTTCCGTCAAAAGGCCATTGCGACCGCGGACCTTGGCCGTGATGGTGCCGTTCTTGGCAACACGCCCGCAGGATTCGAGATAGGGCGCCTGTACCTTGCCGTGGTTCGGAAATATCAGGGCATAGAGGATCGGCGCCGCTTCCTCATAGCTGTGGCAGAGCGCGGACATCAGCACCATGGCGGTGCGCCCGCGCGCGGCGGCGACGGCTCGGCCCTGCCACGTATCGCGCAGGTCGATCGCGAGCCTTGCTTTCCTGCTAAGAGCGACCACCCATCCCTCCGAACAGCGATGTGACGGCGAGCGAGCCCGCCGGGCCAAGCAGCGATTGCTGCTGCATCAGTGCCATCCGCTTCTTGCGCTCGGCCTCGGTCTCGTCCTGGACCTGCTGGCCCAATTGGCCGCCGAGACCGAGATCCGCAGAAGCGCCGCCCATGGTGCCGGGGAGCGCCATCGCCTACTCCGATTCTGTCGCGGCCTGCTCGGCGTCGTGGGCCGCCTTGGCTGCCACCTCATGGTCGGCATGGGCCTTGGCATGTGCGGCCGTCGCGTCAGCTACCGCCTTCTCGGCGGCAACCAGGCGCTCGAGCGCGGCATAGTGAGCCTTCTGGTGGTCGGTCATCTTGGCGTAGGGAGAGCCAACACCGCGCTCGACCGAACCGCTGATGCGCAGAACGTCCTTGCCAAACACCACATCCTCGAACGCGCGCAGCTTCGTGGCCGCGCTCTCAAGGGCCGCCGCATCGGCGGTCGCGTCGATGTCTTCATGGAGGATTTCGTCGGACATGAGGGGTGCTCCGGTTTTTATGGTCCGGAACGTCGTCCCTCATCGGCAACCCAGCAACGCACCGTCAGCCGTCCGAGCAGCCGAACAGGTCGAAATCGACGCCGTCGGCCTGGATACCGCTTTCGCGGGGCGCGCGGCGCCCGCCGAGCTGCACGGCGCGACCGAACCGCTTCATCATCACCGCGATGCGCGTCGCCGACAGAAGGTCGTCCTTCAGCTTGACGATCTGGCCGTCCTTGCGGTGATAGAACCGATATTCCTCAAACCAATCAGATAGGTGCGCGGCGACCTTGAACCGGCCGGACTTCATGCGCTCGTCCATTTCGAGGATGCCGGCCTCCGTCGACACGCCGCCGTCGGGCCAGGTCGCATGCTCGCCCAGCATCATCAGGTCCTGCCGCTTGTAGACGGCGGCCAGCGGCTCGCCCGATCCCTTCTCGCGGTCGGCGCCGTCCTTTGGCCATGCCACAGGAACGTTCGCCCCGATCAGCTTCATCGCGGCCGCATGCTGGATCGGCAGCGCGTCGGGCACGCGGTAGACGTGGTGCAGGTGGATCACGTCATTGTCCCGGTCCCACAGGATCAGCGCGGCCGCGAATGGATGGCCGATTCCAAAATCGATGCCCCACAGCTTCGTCCAATGCTGTGGGATATATTCGATCGGCGCCTCGGTGATGTTGGCCTCCGGCGTCATGAAGATGCGCCCGGAGCCCAGCATCGGCACGCCCTTGGCGCGCGCCTCCCGCTCGTGCGGAAGGAAGGCCGCAACGATCTTTGCCCGCTCCGATTCCGGAATGTGCAAGGCGTCGTCGATCGTCATGCCCGTGATGCCGCGGTGCTCGTCCGGCTCATCCATGAAGCGGATCACCACCGACGACCGCCCCTTCAGCGGTGTGAACGTCATGAAGCACATGCCGCCGGTCGCAACCGTGCGGGTCAGCAGCTCGGCATAGACGTCCTCCGGCGGCTCCTCGTCCGCCCAGCCCCAATCGATGCTCTCGCCCTGGAACTTGGTCCGACCCTGCTCGTACGACTTGAAGCGCCCGACCGACACCCCGCCCGACGCGTGCCTCACCTGGATCGTGTCGTAGGCATCCGTGATGCCGCGCGCGAGCGACGGCTTGTCGACAAACAGGTCCCGCGGGATCATCCCGGTGCCGAACATCTCGTCGACCCCGGGCTCGCCGCACAGCTTCTTCTGCTGCACATCCCGCACCACAAGCGACGTCTCGCCCGCGATCCAGCCCTTGGTCGGCCGGTCCCACCGCCGCCCCTGCCACCAGTCCGGATACTCGCCCGTCAGATGGCACGCCGCCTCAAACGCGCCGGTGTGCGTCTTGCCATTCTGGTTGCCCGCGATCAGCAGCCGCTCGCGCTTGGTCCGCCCAAGGTCCAGAAACTCCCGCTGCTTCGGATACGGCCGGAACTGGAAAAACTGCCGATACGTCTTTTGGTAATCCAGCGCCTCGAGGCCGGACAGAATTTCCTTGAGCTCGGCAAGCGACTGCTCAGCCATCACCAACCTCGGAAAACTCGCCCTCCATCACGGGTATGTTAATTTTTTCGGTTCCATTTGAGGCCGGCTTGCCCAACAGCCCCGCAACCGGAACACCCAAGCGATCCGCCAGGGCCTCAATCCGCTTCAGGATCGCCTTGCTGCTCTCGTCCCGCACCGTCTGGTTGATGTTGATGTTCTGCTGCGCCCCAAACCCGGTCCGGTCCAGCACCGCCACCGCCGCCTTCAGCGCAATCTTCTCGTCCTCGCTGTCCAGCATCTGCTCGACCCGGTGCGCCGCCTTCATCGAAATCGCCCACAGCCGTCTCCCAGCCTGCTCGTGCATCGCCTCAATGATGCGCTGGTCATGCATCAGCCGATGCGCCGTGACCTTCGCCGCCTCCGAACTGTCCGAATAGCCCGCAAGCCGAGCCGCCTCTGCCCGCGACATCAACGGATCCGCCACAAGCTCAAGCACAAACCGGCGCTGCTTCTCGCTCAGCACCAGCATCTTCGGCCCAAGTTCGTAATCGCTGTCCATGATAACGACGCTAACCACACCGCCGCCCCGAACAACGCACCGTGAATTTTCAAACCGGCGCCGCCAAAATTTCAGATCGGCCGGAAAACACAGGGAATAGCGCGAAAGGGACACCTCAGGTCGATTATCCGATCGGGTGTGTTGTTTTCGGCCACCCCCACCCCACCCCGGTCTTTTTCGTTGGAAACATTGAGCAATTCAGCCTGGCCATGCTTGCCGGCCGCGCGCACGCTCTCACCGCAACACCGCGCAGTTCCTACGGTAGGAATATCATATCGAGCAATATCAGTGGCTTAGACACAGGCTGTGTCAGCAGCGTGTCAATCGGTGACTGACGTTGTGTGATGTGAGTGTGATATGCTCGTTATCGGACTAAGTATCGCAACGAGATCAATCAATCGCTCGCCTGCGCTCTTGTTCGCTTGCCGGGCTGGATGATGGTGATTGGCGCTGATGCTGCGGCTTGTTCAGCGGCTTGCCGGAGGGAGGCTTTGTCGGTGGCTGGTGTGATGCCCTTTCGCTTGAGC